GAGAGTATCTAGGTAATAAGTTACACTATGATAAAAGTATAGTTATTGCAACTGGTGGACTTTTAGCACTTATAGACTACATAGAAGATGCTAACAAGGTAGCACCGAAAGTATTTAGTAATCAACTTAAATATACTATTGAGGACTTCTTAAATAGTCTTTATAAAGGCAAAGAAGAAAAGGAAGTAGGTGAGCAACATAATGAGATTGCTGAAGTATTTAGAAAGTTTATTGAGAGTTTAAAATTTGAGTAATGAAAGTAACGGATAAAATTGAAATCACAAATGAGGATAACATGGAGTTAATGGCTCGTTATCCTGATAATCATTTTGAGTTAGCAATAGTTGACCCACCGTATGGTTTAGAAAGATTAAAGAAGATAAATAAAGGAGATAAAATTCATAAAATAACTGATAAGGGTAAAAATTACAATAATATAAAACCTACAAAAGAATATTTTGAAGAATTATTTAGAGTTTCAAAAAATCAAATTATTTGGGGGGCAAATAATTTTACATTACCGCCAAGTGAATATTTTTGTATTTGGGATAAAAAACAAGGCTATCCTAATTTTGCGAGATGCGAATATGCTTATGTATCAAAAAAATTAAAAGTACCAGCTAAAATATTTGAGCATGGAATTCATCAGTATTTAGGGCGTGAAAAATTCCACCCAACACAAAAGCCAGTAGCACTTTATAAATGGCTACTTGACAAATATGGGAAAATTAAATGTACACATAAGCATTCTGAAAATGAAAGATATTTATGTACTGATTGCAATAACGGAAATGTAAAAATACTTGACACACATTTAGGCTCAGGAAGTATAGCGATAGCTTGTCACGATTACGGGTTTGAATTAACGGCTTGTGAACTTGATGAATCTTATTATAATTCTGCTATAAAAAGAATTAATAATCATATTTCTCAAACTAAGTTAGATTTTTAATTAAGTTAAGAGTATTATTTTGTATATTTGTAATATGGATATATCATTTAAAAATAAGTCAGGAATTTATATTATTAAAACAAAGATTAATAATAGATTTTATATAGGTTCAGCAATAAATCTTTATAATAGAAAACACACGCATTTAACACATTTAAAACAAAATAAGCATTGTAATGCAAAACTCCAAAGATTTGCAAATAAATATGGAATTGAAAATTTATTTTTTGAATGTGTTGAATTATGTGAAAAAGAAAATTTAATAAAAAGAGAGCAGTTTTATATTGATACACTAAAACCATTTTATAATATAGCTAAAATTGCTGGTAGTACTTTAGGATTAAAGATAACGAAAGAACAATCTGAAAAATTATCTAAATTAAGAAAAGGAAAACAAAACTCTTTAGGTAGAAAATACTCAAAAGAAACAATTATAAAAATGAGTGAATCAGCTATAAAAAGAGGTTTGCATCCTAACTTTAAAGAAGCTTCAAAAAAAGCAAATATTGGAAGAAAGCACACCAAAGAACATAGAGAAAAAGTTTCTTTAAAACAAAAAAAAATAAACAAACAACAACAAAAAGATATCCTTAATTTGTTAGCAAAAGGTGTTTTTCAAAATGATATAGCAAAAAAATATAATGTTAGCCAAAGAGTTATATCAAAAATAAAACAAGGTGTTTATTGAATATTACGATAAAGCAATACAAAGAATACAAAACCACGTATCACAACAAAAATTATTTTAACACTAAGCCACTTTAACGAGTGGCTTTTTTAGTACAAAAACTTAACAACTAAGTTAATAGGTATGACACACAACGAAAGAGCCTTAGAACTTTATAAAGAGGGTAAAAGTTACACTCAAGCAGCTAAACAAGTAGCTAAAGAATACAACATAACTTACACCGATAATTTTAGAAGAGTAATTCACAAGTGGATTAAAAGAAGAGTAGACAAAGGAGTTTTTGAAGAGTGCGAAAAAGTTGGTATTGATGCCGAAAAGATAAAACACTATTGGTACAAGGGTAAACACTACTCTATAAATGTAAAAGGTGAAAGTGATACTTTTAAGTATGAAGATTTTAAAGAAGATTTTATAGGTACTGTAAAAGATTTAAAGCCTAACCATATTCAAATAATTAGAAACAAATCAGATAATGAAAAACATTGTTTGCTAATTGACCCAGCAGATATACATATCAATAAGTTATGTAGTGCGTTTGAAACAGGAGAAGAGTATAATTCTCAGATAGCAGTAAAGCGTGTTAAAGATGGAGTAGCTGGAATAATTAAAAAGTCCTCAGGTTTTGAGATAGATAAGATTATTTTAATAGTTGGTAATGATGTTTTGAATACAGATAATGCAAAGAACCAAACTACTAAGGGTACACAACAAGACACCCACTTAAAATGGTTTGACGCTTTCTTAATGGCAAAACAACTATACATAGATATTATTCAAACATTAGTAGGTATAGCAGATTTAGAAGTAGTTTATAACGTTTCTAATCACGATGAAATGAGTGGGTTTTTCTTAATGGATAGTTTATACAGTTGGTACAATGAACACCCAAATATAAAATTTAATAGAAGTCCAGCACATAGAAAATATACAACCTATGGTAAGAATTTAATAGGGACTACTCATGGAGATGGTGCTAAACAAAATGATTTACCTTTACTTATGTGCCACGAAGCTAGTCAACATTGGCACGAGTGTAAACATAGATATTGGTTTACTCACCATGTACATCACAAAACAAGTAAAGATATAATGAGCGTACAACTAGAAAGTTTACGTTCTCCAAGTCCAGCAGATAGTTGGCATCATAAATCAGGTTACCAACATTCACCATTAGCAATAGAGGGTTTTTTATTCCATAAAGAATTAGGTCAAGTAGCACGTTTAACTTGTTTATTTTAATTATGAAAATTACACTAGAATTTGAAGATTTAGAAGATGCACAAATATACATTGATGCTTATAAATATTATTCAGTAACAAGCCAAATTAAAGAACATCTTAGAAATAAATTAAAATATGATGATACTTTAACGGATGAAGAATATGATATAATTGAAAATATTAATACTGAACTTCATAATATATTAAATGAAAATAATTTATCAATATAAAAAAGGGTACTAATCAACTAAGACTAGCACCCTTAAAAAACAAAAAGAATTATGAATAATTAAAGATACTAATTAATATTGAATATCATATTACGATTATCATTCATTTTGTAAGAAATATGAATCCATCTACCTCCATACTCCCAAATTGCTTGGTCAAATTCTAAATTATCACAAATCCAGTCATACAACTTTCTATTTTCTTCAATACTTCCAGCACTAATATCTATTGCTTCTCCTTTAACGTGTTGACTATTTTTAGCACCTCTAACAGCTTGGTTTAATAAAGTTGAACGATAGAACGAATTAATGTTAATTGGTTTACCATACCACTCTCTAACTGGTTGGAAACATTTTTCAGCTACTAACTTCATTCTAACTAAAGTATCAGCGCTAGGAGTATTATCTATTTTTCTAGCTTTAGCAGTATTAGAAAATGTTGCTTCTTTATAACTTATATTCTTACTTATATTTTCCATTATTTTACTATAAATAAAGTTAGTAAACCAACTCCAGCTATTATCTCACCTATCTTTCTACGTTTCTTTTTCTTAGTAAAATCTTTTATACTTTCACGTTGAATAAATATAACACTATCTTTTAATTCTATAACTTCATTTTGTTCGGTTATAATAGAATCACAGTTAGCAGTTAAATCTTCATAAAAGCGTATAATTGTGTCTTGTTGAGCTATTACCGTATCTTGATACTCTATTATCCTTACAGTATCTTTAGGCTCTTTAACAAGCTCTAAACTATCCTTTAACCTATCAACTTGACTAGACAAACCTTTAATTTTGCTTTTATCCTCTACTATCTTAGTTTTCCACTTGTAGATAATTGAATCTTTACCATGTATAACGTGTTCAATAGTTTGAAGTCTACCAGCTCTATACATTGGTCTTTTTTGAAATAGTAAGAACACTATAACACCTATCAATAAAACTATCAACATTTCTTTGTATCTCATTTCTTTTCTACTCGTTTACCAATTGAATCAGTTAATTTAGTTCCTAATGCTACACCCACCATAGTAGCAAAAACATCGTATCTAAACCCCTCTTTATACAAGTCAAATAGAACCATAAAAATAACAAGTTTCCACGCTGAAAACATAGTTAAAGATGTTCTACTCCATTTACCATCTTTTTTTAACGTGTCGTTAACTAATGCTATTATATGCCTTTTCATTTTCTAACCTCTTGAAGTAGTTTTACAAATGCTTCAGCTTGTGATGTCATTGTTTTTTCAGCGTGTCTAATAGCTTTTGTTAACTCCTCGAATTGCTTATTGAATTGCTCAAATTTCAAATCCATTACTTTTTCTAAGTTGGCAATATCACTTGGCATCTTCTCATCTAGTCGCTCTACCTTACCCTCTAGCTTAACTACCTTATCATGAATCTCTTCACTTTTCTTTTCGCTTTCTATAAACTTTTTATGCAAGTCTTTAAAGAAATGTCTAACAACTCCAAAAAGTACTGTAATAAGTGCAGCAAATATGTAGTTAAGTGCTTCCATTATATAAAAGGGTCGTTATAAATAGGCGGATTGAAAGTAGATAAAGTTAAATCTTTTACCCACATACAATCTACCATTATACAGTTATCAATTTCTTCTTGACTTATTACCCAATTACCGTTTAGGTCTTGTATAGGATTGAAATATTGAATATTATCATATTTCATACCGACTAATAAATCTTTTTGTTCC